TCATTAGTTCTCCTTTAGTTTAAATCCAAGAGCATATATAGGCTTCCACATAAGCGTATCGTGATTAGCTGCAAACTCTTTATCCATTTCAGGTATAGTCTTTCTAAATAGGCATATAGAGTATCTTTTAGAGACATAATCGTAAATATTAAAACACCACAATACATCTCGTTCATTGATAAACTCTTTCTCTACATATTCAGGAGTTTTATTTACCATATCATCTAGCCTGTAAAACTCTTGTGTTGCTTCAGTGACCTCATATACTTCAATGTCTGTATAACCTTCGTCTGATTTATAAACTAATCTATCTCCCACTTTAAACTTAGGTGCAGAGTTAGGTTTAATACGATACTGACCTAATTCAAAGTTCCAAGCATCTAAACCTACTGGTTGCCACACCTCTACTCCATCATATTCATAAAGACATTCTACTGTCTCTTTGTTATGGTAAGCAGTAATTATCTTTATCTTTTCTTCCAGTGTCATCATCATATATCCTTTTAAAATCATTTGCAGAGCCTTAGAGAGCTTTTAACCCTTTAAGGCTATCATTTATCATCTAAGAAGCGTTCGTTTAACCTAGAGCTTCCTAGACACCTTTATGAGCCTCTTTGATACTTTCTAAAACCCTAGTAAGCACATTTAAGCTCATTGCATTTCCTGCTTGCTTATACATCTGAGAGTTACTAACAACTATCTTGTAGCTATCATCAAAGCCTTGAAGCCTTAGGTATTCTCTAGGGGATAAAACTCTTATCTTGTCTTGTATAAGCACTTTAACTTGGTTGTTTCCACCTGTTCCTGCTGATGCTAGTAAGCAAGGAGAGATGCCATCAATACTATAAACTCTTCTCATATTTACCCTAGAGCAATCTGTCTTTGCTACTTGAATGATAGATGAGCCTATGGGTTTTGGTAAGAGTTCATAAGGTTTGTTTAGATACTTGTTGTTAGTAGTATCCAAGAAGTCTTTAATGCTCTTGGTAAGCTTTACAGGCTTTTTGAAGCTAATGTCTAAATCCTCTTTACTTCCAACTAGATATAGTCTCTCTCTGTTTTGAGGTATGCCATAATCTTTAGTGTTAAGGGTTTGATATGTTAAAAAGTATCCTAGTCCTTTAACATATTCTAATAACGTGTTAAAAGTCTTACCCTTATTTATGCTTAAAAGTCCTTTGACATTTTCAAAGATAAAATACTTTGGTCTAGCTTCTTTTAAAACTCTTAGATATTCATAGAGTAGTTGCCCTCTTTCTCCTGCTATGCCTGCTCTTAAGCCTGCAATAGAGAAGTCTTGACAAGGGCTACCACCTATTAAGATGTCTATCTTGTCTTTGTATTTAGAGCCATTTATCTCTCTTACATCTTTGTAAAACTCTTCACAAGAGACATTAGCCTCAAAGCTAGCTCTAGCATACTTATCTATCTCACAAGCAAAGACGCATCTAGCATCATCAAACACAGCCTTAGTAGCTATCTCAGCAGTTCCAAGCCCACTAAATAGTGAGCCTAATCTCATCTTATTACCTCTATAAAAATCATCATAGCTACCAAGCCAACAATGCTTGAGAGCATAAATCTATTAAGGGCAATATCTATCTTTTCTTCAAATAACATCATCTATCCTTCTTATCAGTGTGTTTCTTTCCAAGAGTTGCCTATCTTGGCTTCTCCTGCTAGTGGTATCCTAAACTTAAAAAACTCTGTAACAAGCTCAAAGCTCTTTAGGCATATCTCACTAACTCTAGTGGCATACTCTTCTTTGACTTGGATTTGCACCTCGTCGTGAATGTTTGCCACAAACTCATAATCAATCCCAACCTTTAGCTCCCTTTGTAAGAGTTCATCAAGGGTTACTAGATACTGCTTCATCACGATAGCTCCAGCACTTTGAAGTAGCACATTAAGAGCTGAGTGTGCTGAGCGTATCTTTAGTGTTCTGCCATCTAAACCTTTAATAAACTTTTGGGATTTTGCTTTAGCTGCTACATCTTCACGTAGGCTTGTAAGAGCTGGTAAGCTTTTTAGAAATCTCTCCTTTATAAGCCACCCATCTATGGCATAACAGATAAGGTCAGAGTTAAGCTCTACCCATCTACCTTTGCTTACCTTAGTGTAATGCTTGCCATCCTTTGTAAAGCTATCTTTTAGAAATCTCTTTTTGTATTCTTCGTATTTTTTAGGATACTCAGCCTTAAGTTTCCTAACTTGCTCTAAGGGGTTGTTGATACTTAAGCCTATCCTTAAGTCTCCTCCGCCGTAAAGCCAGCTATCAGTTACGTTCAATAGGGGTCGCAAGCCCCTACCAGCCTTTGCAGGCATCTGTATATTTCTATACAGCTCAGACTATATCTTCATCCTATCTCTAGGAGCAAGGCGTTTCAGACACCATAAGCTTGTGCCTTACATAATAGTCGTTGCACCTTTCAAGTGTTATACTTGGCTTGGCTCAGGGTTGTCTTTAGCATTACCTAGTAAGAGTTCCCCTGAATTAACCTTGTTTTTGTCATTATAGTTACCCATAAAGTCATCCTTAACTTGTTAGTCAAGATGAAAGTTTTTGCTGAGTTTCTCGTAGGTAGTCCAGCAGCCTTTTGGTTTGCTGTGTGTATGTCTCCACTGACTACCTCACGTCCATAAGCACCACCATCATAGCGTGCTAGATAGTGTGAGAGTGTCCTAAGCTCAAGTCCGCTAGCGTCACAGCCAACTAGCTTGTAGCCCTTAGGCACTATAAAGAGTTCTCTAAACTCTGTTTGATACTCTCCTGCTGCTCCATAAAGATAGTTACCATCTTTGTCTATCTTTACAGCAGGCACTTGTGCCACGTTTGGTCTTGAGTGGGTCATCCTACCAGTTACTGCTCCACAGCTATTTACATATCCGTGAATACGTCCATCACTCTCACAGCACCCTATAAGAGCTTGTGAGCCAGTAGCTAGCTGTGAAAGTCTTTTGGATATTAGCTGATACTCACAGAGCTTAGGAGCTTCAGGGTAGCTTAGGTGCTCTAAGACCTCTGTATCAACCTTTGGCTCTCTAGTATCTGTATAGCTTTCAGGATGCCATTTATATTTTTCTATAAAGAATTTAGCTATATCAGCTCCTGAGCTTGGCTTAAACTCCTTTAGCTTTAGCTTTGTAAATGGCACACCCTTTGTGTATCCTTTGGTCTTGTTATTGACCTTTGGAGTAAATTCTCCATCACTCTCTAGTCTTGGTCGAAACAGCTCCCTAAACTCTTTTAAGAGCTCGCTCTGTCTTTGTAAGAGCATTATGTAGAAGTCTTCAGCTCTCTCCTTATCAAACATAAACCCAAAGGCTATCTGTCTTGATATGACCTCTTGCACTCTATGTTCTAAGGTAAGGGCATAGCTATCCTCTAGGTTAAACTTACTAAGATACTCTAGTAAGGCTACGGTAACTCTGACGTCCTGCTCGCAGTAGTCGCTCATCTCTTTGCTCCACTCTTGCCAGTCCGTAGTCTCTCCATAGTCTCCCTTTAGCACTCCTAAACGTTCTCCCCAAGCTCTTAATGAGTGTGAGCCATAAAGCTTAGTGCTTATGTTTTTCTTTGTAAGGTCTAACTCCTTAATGTCCGCTAGGGCTAGCCTAGCCATCACAAGAGTATCTAAGACGTTCTTAGGCTTAAAGGAGGGGTAAAGCTTCTTTATAGCTGGTATGTCAAAGGCTATTATGTTATGTCCGCAAACCTCTGCACCATCTAACCTTGCTACACCTTCGCTAGTATGCTCTTTGTCATATCGCTTATATTGTTTTGTATCTGTGTCATAGATAGTCATTGTGTGTATCTTGGATAGCTCATTTAGTAAGCCATCAGTCTCAATATCAAAAACTAGCATCTCTCTCCTTTCTGCTAAAAGTCTGTGTTCTCCACTTTGGTCTCAACAACCTTTAAGTGTTCGTTGTTATCTTCTTCTATTGCTTCTAGCCTGCCTGTCTCTCTGTTATATCTTAGGCTATCTGCAACACCTGTTATACCTATCTCTCTGTTCTTTAGGATACGTAGTGTTGAAGTATCTTTAGCTTCTCCATCAGCTTGTTGGTTACGCTCTAGGGCTATTACACTATCGCTTAGTTGCTCTAGTGCTCCACTACCCCTTAAATCTGATAGGCTTACTTGAGCCCCTTCATTAAAGCTACCTTTGCTTGTTCGTTTAAGATGGACTATTGCATCTATATGGCAGCCTGTCTCTTCTACAAGTGAGCGTAAAGAAGTCATAAGCATATCAATGTCCTTGCGTTCATTGTCGCTCTCATTACCACTTATAGCAATGCTTATGTGGTCTAAGAATACGTGAGTTACTCCAAGCCCTACAACCATATATCTAATCTCGTTTAGTAGATGTTCGCTCTCTAGTGAGCCAAAGTGTTTATAAAAGACTATCCTGCCACTATCAAATAGCTTAGCCTTAGAGGCTTGCCACTCATCAGCAGTAAGTACGCTTGGGTTGTATCTTAGTATCGCTAAGGGGATATTGTTATCAAGAGCTACGAATGCTTGAGCTGTCTTTTTAATGTTCTCTTCAAGAAATATCATACCTATCTTTGCACTCTCATTTGCAAGCACAAAGTGATAAGCTAACTCACGAAGTATTGTTGATTTACCTATGCCACTACCAGCAGTCCAAATGATAAGCTCTCCGCCTCTTGAGCCAAGTGTCATCTCTTGAAGTCTTGGATATGGATAAGCTATACCTTGTTTAACAGGTGCTACTAACTCCTCTAGGTCTAGTTCATTAGAGCTTATGATGCCCTCAGGTCTCCATACCTTAGCCTCTTTAATATTCTTATGGATGTCTGCTAGCATACCTTTTACTAGCATCTCATTAGCATCCTTGCCACCACTCCAATAACACATCTTTACGCTACCTGCTTTAAACAAAGAGGCACACTCTAGCATTGCTTTACGTCCTACCTCGTCATTATCAAGAGCTAGTATGATTGTCTCATATTGATTTAGATAGTCAAGCTGTTTTGCTAAAGCTTTCTTAGCCCCTTGAGCTCCGTTAGGTATGCTTACTACTGGTCGCTTGTTGTTATAGACTTGTGAGACACTAAGGGCATCTATCTCTCCCTCAACGATGATGATAGCATTTGCGTTCTCCTTGCTCCAAAGCTGTGCTCCATATAATGGGAGGTGCTTATCTCCAAGTACTGCAAAGCTCTTATCAGGATACCTTACCTTCTGAGCCACGACCTCTTGTTTATCGTTATAGTAGTTTGCTATCTGACAAGTGTTGCCTTTGCTATCCTTGCCTATCTGATAGTTCCAAAAGGCACACGTAGCATAGCTTATCTCTCTTTTGTTTAGAGGTTTGATAGTGCCATTAGCTATCATAGTGCCTTTTACTTTTGGCTCAGGTTTTGTTGTTTGTTGTTGTTGCATTTCATCTACCTTTCCTACCTTTTCACATACGAAGCAGTACGTAGAGCCATCAGAGTATATAGCCTTACCATCACTACTACCACAGAGCTCACAAGGCTCGTGCCTCAAAAAGTCTGCCATAGCTATCTCCTTAGTTTTACAGCTATGTCTGCTAGATTTATAAGGCTCTCTCTACCACTCTCATCTTCAAGTACTAGAAGGTTTGATTTGTAGATACCTGTTATGCTCCCTTTCGTTCCATCTATAAGCTCTACTCTGTCATCAATCTTGAAGTTTCTTATATGAAAGCTACGTTGTCCTTTGAGGGCTTCTCGTTTCTCTGCTTCACTTAGAAGTCTCCAAGAAGGGTCAAGATGATACTCAGCATACTTGTTGCCACTATACTTTGACCTCTTTATCCTCGTCTCTATATCCCAGCCTTTATGCCTTAGGTTGTGTATGTGATATGCTAGAGTTGAGCCTATTAGTCCTAGCTCTCTTGTAGCTACCACAGGGTTAAGCGTAAGCCCTAGCTTTAGAAACTCAAGGACTTGTTTTTCTTGATTGATTATTATTTTTTTACCCATTGTTTTATGTACTCCTTATTAGTAGCATTAACAGGCTCAGCTATCCAAGCAGGAGGGATATGCCCCTCACTACACTTAATGCCATTGCTTCTGCACCACATCGCATAGGACGTCTTAGAGCCTTTGTTTATCTTTTGGTCTTGCTTTTGAAACACGAAGCGTATGTCTAGGTCAGGGTAGTTAGCCTTGATAGCTTTATGCTTTTGTCTATCAGGACTTGTAAATCTACCCTTTATCTCCACGATGATGCCATTAGCTAACACAAGGTCAGGCACATAATGCTTAACCTTTTGTAGGGGTTGGTAAGGTATCTTTACAGCTTCATAGTCATACTTGATGTTAAACTTAGTAAGCTCATCAGTAAGTGCTGCTTCAAAGCCACTTCTAACTCTTTCGCCTTGTTTGTTTAGCTGTGGTTTAGAAGTCCTCGTCATTTACCTCGCCCTCATCTGTGTCATCATCTGCATCCATAGACGGAGTTGAGCTGTATCCTTCTTCTTCTCCAAAGCCATAGTCTTTAGCGTCTCCATTACCACCACTTACAAGGTTGATAATCTGTACTGCATTTAGATACAAGGTTACGCCATTGTTTGTGCCATTGAAGTATCCGCTAGGACTGAAATTAACTATCATAGTAGTGCCGTTGTAGATTGATATAGGCTCTTTGATTTGCTTTAGCTTGCTATCAAATACAGCAGGAGGCGTCGTCTCTACTCTCTCGCCTTTCTTATTTACAAAGGTAGCTTTAGCTTTAAACTTGAATATTAAGTTGCCAGTCTCATCGCCATTGTCATCAGTCTCAGGCTCAAAGCCAAGATGTTTAGGCTCTTTCTTAGCTTTCTTAGGGTCATCTAGGGTTGCTTTAAAGTCATCATAGGTAGCCTTTATCTTTGCTACTATCTCTTTTGTCTTTGGGTTTTCAGCGTTTAACACCAAATCTACGTGATACTCTCCATCATCTTTAAATCTAGTATCAGGCTCATATAGCCAGCACCATCTAGCTTCTCCAATAGGTGTATTAAGTTTTGCAAGTTTCTTTTTAGTTTCTGCCATAGTTGTTCTCCTTATATAGTTTGTAGCAGTTGGTCTAATGAGCGAATATATTTATTCTGTCTCATATATGTTTCATTGTTGAATAGCCTCTTAACCTCTCTTTCATACACTCTAGCAGGTGCATCTAGTGCATCTGTCTTTGGTCTTATGAGTGTTTTTAAAGAGATGCCTTGAGCTATCGCCTCTTTTAACTGACATGGATGTAGCCCTATTGCTACGAGTTCCCAGTAAAGTTTAGTGTTTAGCTGTTCTCCTTTCTTTAGTTTGTTGTAAGCTGTTGTGATTGTTTTGTTTGAAGTCATAAAACGCCTCCTTAAGGTTTTTCTTCCAATAGGTGGCGTGTGTTAGGGAGTTGTTTTTTATAAAATGGTATGGATTAAGATTAGGTTAAGCCCTAAAAAGATAGGGCTAAGAAAAGAAGTATGTAGAGTTTAGGACTTTTGTAATATCTAAGTTACCTTGTTTAGGTAGCTCAGGGAGCTTCTTAGCATTCTTAGGGCTAAGCTGTGATGCTATCTCGTCTCTAAACTTTGCTAGGTTATTCTCACTATACATCTTTACAAACTCTTCACGGAGTGTATCACGTAGAGTATCTGTATTGCCAGCGTGAGTTGCAAAGCTATCATGTATCATTGCAAAGTTCTCTACACCTTTAGTTAGGCAAGCATCAATCGTTAGGACTAGATGTGAAGCGTCCATTGAGTGGATATAGTTAGGAGATTGTCCGTTAGTTGTAACTCTACTATCTATCTTTTTATCACTATCTTTTGCCTCTTCTTCTACACTTAGTCTTACCCTAGTGCCTCCCCAATATGTTTCAACAAGCTTTGATGTTAGCTTGCGATACTCTTGTTTTACCTTGAAGCCACTTGGAGTAGTCCAGTATAGTGGCTTATCTTCTTTTGTTGCTACTCTTGCCACGTCCTTTAGAAAAGCCATAGCATCCTTTGAGGCTACTACAACTTTCTCTATGCCCTCTCTGTTTCTATCTGCTAGATATACACACATCTTAGCAAAGCTCGTATCAACAAAGGTGTAGTCTTTTGGATTAAGCTCAGATAATAGCTGTTCTTTCATACCATCTCTACTAGCACCATAAGGAGTAGTCATAGTATTTCTCTTTGTTACACTTCTATCAACTTTCCCTACTAGAGGTTTAGCTTCAAGCACGCCATTTGCTGCATCTATCTCTACAACCTTTGAGACTTCTTTTGCTACCTCTGCATAGATGTCATTAGGTTTGTCTATCTCTCCATTGATAACGTTTGTAGCTAGTGCTCCCCTCTCATCAAGAAGTAGTGCTGAGAAGTGTTGTATGCCACTGCAAGAGCCATCAAGAGGCACAGGTAGATAGCTGATAAACTCAGGGCTATATCCACTAGCTACATAGTCGCTCCACTCAAAACAAAAAGCTAGAAACTTAAATGACCCTTTTGCTTTAAACCACCAAGTGTTTGCATAGGGGTCAGCAGCTACTGCTAGAATGTCTTTCTCGTGAGCCTTCGCCCAGCTCCATCTCTCACTCATAGGGAGTTTATCATCTCCAAAAGCATTAGCTCCTAGCATTGAGAGCCATTTAGCCCCTTCAGCTCCTAGAGCTACACCATTAGCAAACATAAGAAGAGCCTTAGATAAGTCATTACCTTGTGGGTTAGGACAACCACCACTTTGAATAGGATATATTCTGCCTCTCCAGTCTAGGTTGTAGCAATAGTAAAACTCTTTCTCGTCCTTAAACTTCATAGCAGTTGCTATCAAAGACACAAGAAGAAGCCTCTTACCTCTATCACTTATCTGTTTTCTATAAGTTGCTCTACTTATCCTTTTCCAGTCTGCATAGACTTCAGGATATGTAGTTTTAAAATATTCATACTCTTCATCAGTAGCGTTCTCAGGTAGTTCAACAGGTCTAGGGATAAATCCTAGCTCAGTTCCACTTGTTATCTCAAGCTCAGGTATCTCTTTGTCGAGTTCTATGAAATGTTGAGCTACCTCTAGCACTCTCTTGTTTATACACCAAGCAGTGTCTTGTAGTGCATTGATAGCCCTATAAACCTTTGGCATCTCATAGTCTTTTAGATAATTACTAGGCTTACCTGAGAGGTTCTTTACTAATGGTACTTGTAATACTGGAGTTAAGAAACCACCAAGCTTTCCTGCTTCGTGTGGTCTAGGTTTAATAAGCATAGGATAAAGTATAGGAGTAAGAAGCTCACACTCTCCCTCTATCTTTGTTAGGTATTCTCTAAACTCTTTTGTAGGAGTAAGTGTCTTTGATATTCTATTAAAGCCCTCTCTCTTATCGCCAATCTCAAATACACCAGTAGAAGCTATAAGAATATCTAAGAGCTTCTGACCTATCAAGAGTTGCTCTTTAGTGTCTAGTGTTTCTCTTGTAAAGTCCTCAGTTTCATCCATAAATCTATGAAAGCCTTTAGCTATCTTTTCTTTACTTACACGTTTTTGTAGTTGGCTTTTAATATAGAAGCTAGCAGTTATATCTATTCTTGAATTAACAGCCTTGTAATTCTTTATATTTAACTCTTCCAATAAAGCTTTAGCTATGGCTGTGGCTACGGAGACTAATCTAACCTGCTTAGTACATACACTATTAAAGATTATCTTTAGAGTTATATAGCCAGCCTCAGCATATCCTATACGCTCTATAAAGTCTTTAATAAATCTTTCATTATGTGTTAGCTTACTTTTCTTATATTCCATAAGACCTTTCATAAAAGGCTGCATAAGTTGATAGATAAGTACTGAGCTAACCTTAGTCTCTCCATAGCCACCTCTAGCTTTAGCAGTAGCTACTTCTTTTCTTATCTTCTCAACACCTTCATTGATACCCTCAAGTTCAAGATTTAATTGTCTTTGCTCTAGTGTCATATTGTCCTCCTTTATGGACTTCTAGTAAGACCAAGAGAAAGACAGAGAGTTCTATTACCATCCTATGGATATCTAAGAGTAATCCTTTACAATCCTTTACCCCCCTCTCGCCTTCTCCAATAGGTGGCGTGTGTTAGGGAGTAAAAAGATTAAAATCTTCACGATTAAGATTAACCTAAGCTAACAATAGTAATAAGAATAGGCTCAATTCTTCCTATTAGTCAAACCTATTAACGACATAAAAAGGTAAAAGTTTAGGGCTAGGGGCTTCCTGCATATTTCCCTATTAAACTAATAAGAATATCACAGAAAGCCTTAAGATTGCGGGCTCATAACCCGAAGGTCGGCG